TCCTTCGGCGGTGACGGCGAGCTTTCCCGCGATGCCATCCAGAAGATCGGACGCTTCGCGCGGCTGTACTGGCTCAAGAACCCGCTCGTCCGGTCAGGTGTGGACACACAGGCGCATTACGTGTTCGGCCAGGACGTCACCATCCGGGCGGTTGATCCGGAGGTGAACGAGGTCGTGCAGGCCTTTCTGGACGATGCGCAGAACCGGGTGGAGTTCACCAGCCACCAGGCGCGCATGCAAAAAGAGACCGACCTGCGGCTCTCGGGGAACCTGTTCTTTTGCTTCTTTATCGATCGGCGCACGGGGCGCGTGCTGGTGCGGACAATCCCACCGGATGAGGTAGATGAGATCGTCTGCAACCCGGAGGACATCAAGGAGCCGTGGTTCTACCTGCGGGCGCACTCGCAGGTGGAGACGGATGGCCGCGTGGTGCTGGAGCGCATCGCGCATGTGGACTGGCGGCATACGGGAGCCGATTTGCCGGAGGCGGTGCGCGGGTACCGCGTGGATGCGGAGCATCCGGTGTACCACGTCAAAGTGGGCGGGTTCGGCGAGATGCGCTTTGGCGTATCAGAGGTGTACCCGGCACTCGACTGGGCCAAGGCCTACAAATCGTTTCTGGAAGACTGGGCGACGCTGGCGCGGGCGTACTCCCGGTTTGCGCACAAGCTGACGCTGCCCTCTACGGCCGCGATCCCGGCGGCGCGTGCCCGACTGGGAACGACGCTGGGGCCGGGAACGGGCGAGAGCAATCCGCCACCGGTGACCGGCTCGACGTTCATTGCGGCGCCCGGGGTGGATCTCTCGCCGGTGCGGATCGGCGGCGCGAATGTGAGCGCCGAGGACGGGCGGCGGATGCTCTTGATGGCCGCTGCGGCGCTGGGGCTGCCGGAGACGTTCTTTGGCGATACGCAGGCGGGATCACTGGCGACGGCCAAGAGCCTGGACAGGCCCACGGAGCTGCGGATGCGGGCCCGCCAGACGTTCTGGGCTGAGGTGCATCAGGACATTTTGGGGTACGTGATTGAGTGGGCGGTACAAACAGGGAAACTATCGGGGCAGGTGATCGAGGAGCCGGACGGCACGCCGCGTGTGGAGCTGGCGGTGGACCCGGAGACGGGCGAGCCGCGGGATGCCACGGTGCGGGTCGAGTTCCCGCCGATTCTCGAGCACGACGTGCCGGAGCGCGTGGGAGCGATTGTGGACGCGGCGACGTTGCGGGGGCAGGCGCCGGCGCAGGCGCTGGATGCATCGACGGTGAGCCGCCTGCTGCTGCAGGCGCTGGGCGTGGACGATGTGGATTCGGTGCTGGACAAGCTCTACCCGGATGGGGAGGACGCGGCGCCGGAGGGCGCAAATCGTGGCGAGGTGAACACGGAGGCCATGATGGTGGCCGCGGTGCGCGAAATGCGCGAGGCATTGCGGGGGATGGCCGGCGGTGAGCGGTGAGTACACGGCGCTGGGTACAGCGCTTGGCGCTGGGTACGGCACTTGGCGCTGGGTACAGCGCTTGGCGCTGGCGGAGGTGCTTGATCGTTTTCTGGAGGCTGCGGGGCGCGTGGCTCAGTGGCGGGCGCTGGCGCCGATCGAGCGGGCCTGTGCGCGGGCGCTGGCGGCGGCATTCCGGCTCCAGGGGCGAGTGTTCCTTAACAACTGGGAACCGACAGGGGATTGGGAAGCGGCCTTTGATCGGGCCGTCGCAGAGACGCACGAGCGATTCCGTGACGCGCAAGATCGCGCGGTAGAGGGGGCGCTCGCGGCGGGCATCCGGTACGTGGTCGGGGCCATGCAGCCGGCGGCGGAGAGCCTCCGAGAGGCGGAGCCGATCGCGGTGCTGTTCGGGGCACAGTTCGACCTGGCGAACCCGCGGGCGGTGGCCTACATCGAACAGCGCGGGGCGGCGCTGGTGGCGGCGCACGAGACAACGCGGGAGTACATCCGCACGGTGATCAGCCAGGGTGTGGCGGAGGGCTGGTCGTACGACCGGATGGCGAAGCGCATCACCGAGCGTTACCGGGAGTTCGCGGTGGGGCGGCCGCAGAAGCATATCGACAGCCGGGCGCACGGGATCGCGGTGACGGAGGCGCGCAACGCCTATGTGGAAGGCAAGGCGATCGTGGCTCAGCGGCTCCAGGCGGCCGGGCTGGATATGGAAAAGCGCTGGGTGACGATGGGCGATGACCGTGTGAGCGCGATCTGCCAGGCGAACGGCGATGTGGGATGGATCCCGCTGAACGATACGTTCCCGAGCGGGCACGCGCAGCCGCTGGCGCACCCGTACTGCCGGTGCGGGTATGAAGTGCGGCGCGTGGGCAGCGAGAGCGAAGACGCGGGCGCGGAGACGGAGCCCCACGTGCTGGGCTATACATGGAACCGGGAGCCCTTTGAGACAGTTGCAGCGGCCCGGGCCGCAGGCGAAGCGGAGGGCGGCTGGGATAAGCATGAGAGCACGTTCAAGGATGAGTACCTGACACGGTTTGAGCTGGAGGATGATTTGGAGCGGACCATCGGCCTATGGGACACGCCAGAGCCGTCATTCAACGCCAGAGTGGTCGGCGATCCGAAACGCATCCTGGCGATGGCCAAGGCATGGGGCGCTGACTACAAGCAGGATGCGGTGGCTGTGCTGTTGCCGGACATGCAAGGGACCGGTGGGCGCCTTGTCTGGGACCTGGGGCGCAAGCTGAGAGATGAGGAGCTGGACACGCTGCTGGCGGCGGTGGCATCCGTGAACGAGAACCTGGCCGGCGCGGTTGCGCGGCAGCACGGATTGGACGAGTTCACGGTCGGGTTGACCGTCCGGCAGGATCGTATCGTGGAGTTCTGGGTGGAAGATGAGACTGGACGCATGGCCGGCACAGAGCTGGTAGGCGAAGCGATAGCGATAGCAGGGCTTCAGGTGACAGAAAGCCTGTGGCGCGGCGGGTATGCCTTCAGACTCCTGTTTAAGGGGAGCGACTACTGATGGAAGCGCAGGTTGATCAACGCCTCAGAAGGGGGCTCCTCAGGCGCACTCGCGGCCTCGGCCCGTTCAGCGTCTCGGCGCGCCAGCATCTTGGCCCAGAGCGCGGCCACGTCGCCGCCGTGAAAGACGTTGGCGATGGCGGTGATCAAAGCCTTGTTGCGGGGCGTTTGGTCTTCGAAGTTGCGGGAGAACTCTTGTGTTGTCACAGGCAAAGCATAGCGCATAACGCGCAGGTTTTCAAGGGGGGCATGATGGTGGACCCGAACGAGGCGGCAACGGATAGTGCCGAGGCCACGTCAGCCTGCCTGAATCAAGGGCTATAGGAGGACTCATGGACGTGAGGCTAATCGAGCTACTCGAGCGGCTGAATCTCTCGTTTGATGAAGTGCGGGAGCGACTGCAGGCGGCCGTGGCGAAGGCCTGGGTGCGCGATGTGTACGCAGACTGGTTCGTGTACCAGGAGGACCAGGCAGAGAGCGGTGGGCGCACCTACCGCCGCGCGTATGCCATCGACCCGGAGACGGGCGCGGTGACGCTGGGCGAGGCGGTGGAAGTCATCGGGCAGATGGTGTGGACGCCGGTAGCCGCGGCCTCGGATGCCCAAGCCTCGGAGGGTGCAGCCACTAGCGTACTAGCGGGCGATGTGGTGCCGCTGCTGGAGGCGCGGGTGCGGGAGGACGGCACGATCCCGGTGCGGATCATCGCGCCCGGGTGGGGCTCCAGTGGCTACTATCCCGCTGAGATGCTGGAACGCGACGGGCCGCAGGTGTTCAAGGCGGGGCTGCACACCTACTGGAATCATCCCTCGGCGACGGAGGAGCGCGAGCGCCCGGAGCGCGATCTGCGCGATCTGGCGGGAACGCTGGCAGAGGACGCGCACTGGGACGCGAACGGCCCAGTGGGGCCCGGACTGTACGGGCGGGTGGCCGTGGCCAGCCGTTACCAGGAGGACGTGGGCGAGCTGGCGCCGCATATCGGTGTATCGATCCGTGCGCTGGGGCGGGTAGCCGAAGGCGAGGCGGACGGGCGCAAGGGGAAAGTGGTGCAGGAGCTGGTGGCAGCCCGGAGCGTGGACTTTGTGACCACGCCGGGGGCCGGTGGTCGGGTGCTGGAGCTATTCGAGGCAGCGGGCGGTCGGGCCCCCGCAGAAAGGACAGACGCGGTGACGGAGCAGGAGGCGCAGGAACTGCGCGCACAGAACGAGCGGCTTGTGCAGGAGAACGCGGCGCTGAAGGCGAGGCTGGTCCTGCGGCAGGCGCAGGATGTGGCCACCGAGGTGGCCGGGGCGGTGGAGCTTCCGGAGGCCGCCCGAAAGCGGGTGGTGGCAGCGCAATCGGCGGCGCCGATGCTCGCTGAGGATGGCTCGCTGAACGAAGTGGCCTACCGCGAGCGGGTGCAGGAGGCGGCGGAGGCGGAGCGCGCGTATCTGACCGAGGCGCTGGCGACGACGCCTGGCACTGCCAGGGACACGGGGAAGATCACGGGTATGGGAGCGGGCGCAAGCGCGGGCGACGTCGCGCGCACGGCGCTGAAAGAGGCGTTTGTGCGGGCGGGCCTGACGCCCGAGCAGGCGGAGACCGCGGCGAACGGGCGGGGATAGGTAATCACGGCCCCTGGGTGGGGCAAAAGGGGTAACGGGCATGGCGAACAACAAGGTGTACGAAGCGGGTCAGAAGCTGTATCTGCCGGTTGAGGCGGGCAGCGTGAGCGGATCGCCGGTGGCGGTGGGCTCGCGCTGCGGCGTGGCACTCACTGCCCGCGACGTGGCAGGCGGCGCGACGGTCGCGTTCAAGGGAGTGTTTGCGCTCCCGGTGACGGGCATCACGGCGGTGGGCACGCCGATCTACTACACGGCGAACGCGGACCCAACGCTGCGGCTGGGGGTGGTGGCGACGGCGCTGTTCTACGGCTACGCGCTGGAAGCCAATGGCGTCGGCGGATTGGCGACGATCGACGTGTTCGTGAGCGAGGCCTCGGGGATTTCTCAGGTGCCGGCGAACACGCTTGAGGGCACGGTGATGGCCAACGTGGCCAACGCCAATGTGATCGGTGGGATCCCGGTATTGCATCGGATCAACATCGCCGGCGGGGCGGCAGGCAACACGGACGTGGTGCTCACGCACAAGACGCGGGTGGTCGATGTGTGGGCCGTGCATACGGGGGGCGCGGGCGAGGCCAACGACACGATTCAGGTGCTCGCCGGCGCCAACGCGATCAGCGATGCCATGACGTGGTCCGGGGCGGATACGGCACTGGTGCGGGCGGCAGCGATCAATGATGCGAACCATGAGATCGCGGCCGGCGGCACGCTGCGCGTGACCACCACGGACGACGATGGCGGCAACGATGTGGGCGCCGGTATCGTGTACGTGCTGGGCATCCGAGTAGCCTAGTAACAAACCAAGGGGGCGCTGGTGCGCCAAGGAGAGCAACGATGAGCGAGTTCATGACGGTAATGGAGAACTGGGACGGGTACCGGCCCGTTTCAGAGGGTGGGCCCAACGAGGCGGCGCTGGCGCGCACGCTGGACCTGATCACGAATGCGGCCAGGATGCCGGCGCACCGGCACGCGTATCTCCTGCAGGAGGCGATCACGACCTCCGACTTTCCGGTGCTTTTGGGGGGCGTGCTGGACCGGCAGATGCTGGCGCTTTACCGGGCGGCGCCATCGCCGTGGCGGAGCTTTGTGCCCACGGGCACACTGCGCGATTTCCGCGTGGCGACGGCGCACAAGTTCCAGGGCAACCAGCAACTGCTCGGACTGGTGCGTGAGAAGGAGGAGTATCCCTCCACCCCGATGGCCGAGGGCAGCTACAACCGGCAGCTGTTCAAGCGCGGGCGGATGTTTGACGTGTCCTGGGAGGCGATCATCAACGCCGCCAACGACAGCGGCGCCGACCTGATCGCCATGGCCTCGCACGGCCGCCGCGGCCTCGGCGCCCTGGTGCTGGGCAGCGAGACGCTGAAGGTGCTGACGCACT